GTGTTCGGATCCAGAATGTCGGCAAAAAGCTGCTCGGCCTTGTCGACATTCGTCCAATCGACCAGCTCGTTCGTGGCGAGCGTGTTGATCCACGGCGTCGCGGCCTGGTACGTGTTGTACGTCACGCCTTTCCACTTGTAGTTGTTGGTGACGCCGATCGCCAGGTCGATCAGCCGCTTCTCCTTGTTCAGGCCGAGCACTTCGCCCACCTCGGCCGCCCGGCTCAGGACCAGGTGCGTGCGATCGAAGAAGATCGCTTCCTTCGTCACCGGCACGATGAATCCGCGCTTGGTGGTCGAAGGCGTCTCGATGTAGTCCTCACCGAACCCAAGGTGCGGGTAGGGCATGCCGGGACCAACCTCTTCGATCGCATCGCTGACGCGCGAGATGCCGGGGATTTTTTCGCCGTCGAGCCGCGTCGGGATCGTATCGACGAGCTTCGAAATGACGAACGCTTCTTGGAGGTATGCCTCCATGATCTTCGAGTAGATCACTTGGCCCGTAATGTTGAGGAAGGCGGTCACGTCGACAGCCCCGGCGGATTCCATCACGCTCACGCTGCCCGCGCTGCGCGGGTCGAGCAGCCGGACCCACTCGCGGCCATCCGGCACGAGCGCCTCGGCCAGGTCGCGGATGCTGAAGTCCTCCGGCTTCAAATGGCCCTCACGAAGGGCTTCCGAAAGATGCGAGACGGTCTGGTCCGCGCCGTCCAGATCGTAGCGGCGCTTGAGTTCGCGGTATTTCAAGGTCATTGGTAGGTTGCTCCTGTTTGGAATTGAGAATTGCGCAAAGACGCCAGGTGTCGGATGTCAGGTTTCAGGTGTCGGATATCGAGCCTGACACCTGTCACCCGACACCTGACACCTCTCTTACAACACCGCCTGCGTGCCGCCCTTCAGCATCGAGCTGACAATATCCACCAGCACGCGCGTGCCGGCCGGGTTCAGCCGCTTCGCGCAGCGCCCAACGGCCATGTTGGCGTTCGTGACCTTGGCGACCGTCTGATTCAATAGCGCGGTGCCGCCGGCGTTCTCGTCGGAGCTCATCATGTCGCCGACTTCGAGCGTTGTACTCAGGCAATCGAACTCGAACACGCCGGTCGTGGCCACGCGAATGGGCTGCGTATCACCGCTTCGCGAGGCCTGCATGGCGACGCCCGCGAAGTTGTCGTGGAACAATTGCTGATTTGCACTTTCGGTGCCCTGGTCCGTTTGGGAGGATGCCGGCTTGGCATCATCGGTGTCGAGATACACGAGGTCGCCGATCTCGATCACGGTTGCCGAATCGACCGGCAACATGACCGGGCACGTGTCGCCGTAACGCCAACGCATTGTGTTTGCCATGTGAATGGTCTCCTTGTGAGTAGGAATTAGAGTAGGACGGACAATCTTGTCCGTCGTCGTCGTGCTGACGGACAGGATTGTCCGTCCTACATTTGCTTCAACGTTCGCGGACGGCGGCGGCGAATTCTGCGGCGGTGCGAGCGGGGTGACCGCTTTCCATGAACGGCACTTCGAGCTGGTGCCGCGAGCGCGGGCGCCTCGTGGTCGTGCGCCGCTGGTGGCCGTTCCAATCGCACGCCGACCGCACGAGCGCGGCCCGCTCCTCGACAAGTTGCCGCACGGTGGCATCGTCAGCCGCGTGCATCAACGTTTCGATGAACTGCGGGCTGACGAGCTGCGAATCGGCGCAGCCGTCGCCGGTCGGGAGCGGCAGATCGTGCTCCTCGAGTAATTGAGCGATGCGTACGCGCCGCCGCCGCACTTCCTCCTTGGTGATCATCTCGTCGAGCTGCGCCCGCACGCGCTCCAATTGCGACTCATAGGAACGCTCGACTTCCGAGACGAGATCGGGGCGCCCGTGCCAAAGCTGCTCCAGAGTCAGTGAGTCAAGAGCCAAGGGTCGAGTGTCTAGAGCCGGACGCGAATCGCCATCCTCTGGCCCTCGACTCTCGACTCTCAGCTCTCGACCCTCCGCCTGCTCATACAATCCGCTGGTTGTGGCCGGATCGGCCACCAGGTCGATGCTCTGCACCTTGGTGATGGCTTCGACGACCGTCTCGTCGCCGTTGCGGCTCGTGCGGGCCAACACGTTGTGCGACATGCCGACGTTCTGCGGCGCGTGCTCGGCATCCCATACTAGCTGCTCGGAGAGCGCATGCTTGGGATTGAAGTGCAAATCGCCGAACAGGCCCTCGCCGGCGCGAAACGCGACGCCGCGCACGACGCCGAGCCGATCCTGATAATCGCGCGGCGCGAGTGGATGACCCTTCGGATGATTTATGTTCACTTTGGCCCCTTCGTACAGGGCGGCCGCGTCGGCGAGCGCCTGCTCGCGATAGCGGCGGCCGTTGCGCGAGGTGAGCCCGAGCAGCTTGACGCCGCGAATGACGCCCGCCGCGCGATCAACCCGCAAACGCTGGCTTCGGGAATCGACATATTCCTGAATAAGTTCCGACATCGTCTTTCTCCTGCGATTGTGAGTAGGTGAGTAAGTGAGTAGGTGAGTAGGGTCTGCCGAATGTGCTACATACTCACTTACTCACCGGGCACCATCTGCAAGATGGTCCACGTACTCACCTCCCGTTGCCAACAAAAAAAGCCCACCAAAAGGCACGTGCCTTCAGATGGGCTCGACCCGATACCCGCCGCGGCGGGCTCGGTGCGATACCGATTTAGCTGTTAGCTATTAGCTATTAGCTGTCAGCCAGAGGCGGATTGGCTAACAGCTAAAGGCTAAAAGCTAATAGCTCACTTAATCATCCTCTCCATCGCCACGCGAATGTGCTGGATGCGACCATCCTGCACGCTCAGCGTCAATCCGGCCTCGCCGTAAAAACCGCGCCGCGAGGCATCGGCCACGAGCTGCGCGAGCGCTTGCTCGAGGCGATCAATCATGTTGCGCTGCGGCGTAGTTTGGACTCGCGTTTCGATCATGGCGTCACTATAGCAACTGTACGAAAATATACTAGCTGGAATTTTTGGCCACCCTGTCTTTTCACCACAGAGGCCACGGAGTACACAGAGAAGAGCGGAACGTGATGAGGAAGTAGGTGCACATCGCATTCTTTGCCAGCCACACTTCGCCGGCCTGTTACTTTTTCTGTTTTTCTCTGTGTCCTCTGTGCACTCCGTGGTTAACCTTCCGGCGCAGCCTCACCGTGAACGGCCAAATTCTTTTGTTCCTGGTCGTAGTCCAGCCCCAGATGCTGGCTCCACGTTTGCCGCAAAAAGATGCCGATGCTAAGTGCGATGCCACATGCGTCTGCGAGCCAACAATCCTACGGCACCTAACGCAGCCAGCAGTAGCGCGCTGGGCTCCGGCACGGGCGTGAGCAGATAGGCCATCGCGCTGCCGGATTGCGAGGTGAGCTTGCCGTGGCCGAGGATTTGGCCGAGGCCGCCCGCGCGAATGGCGCCGGCCAGATAGTCCCAGCCGTTGGCCGTGAGGCCGCCGTCGACGAGCGAGCCTAAATCGTGCAGGCCGTCGGCGATCGTGAAATAAAACGCGCGGTCGCCCAGATTATTGTCAAGCGTGTCGAACAGCGTGTAATAACCCAGGACCAGGCCGTTTTCACCCAAGTACTCCGCGGAGCTGGAAGCGTAGCCATCGCTGCGCGTGGAAAGTTGCAGCATGAAAGTCTGGTCGAGCACCGGGTCATAGAACCAGGCGTCTTGACCCAATTGGGTGCTTCCGCCGTTGTAGCGGTACGACGCCCCGATTACCTGCCCCGCCTCGTTCAGTTGATCACTAAGTGGATCGACAAAGGTGTATTTGTAGCCGTCGTTTCGAGTGTGCTCAGAACCGACTAGGCCGACATCCGTCGTGGTCGCGCCGTCGTAAAGCCAGGCACTTTGCCCCATTAAGAGGCTGCCGCCATTGAAACGCTCGGAAAATCCGTGCACATGCCCCGCCTCGTTCAGCTCGTAGGCAAAGCTGGATTTGTACCCGTCGCTACGGGTATGTTCGGTCCCGGTGAGGCCGATGTTGATCGTGCCCGCGCCGTCGTAAAGCCAGGCACTGAAGCCTAAACGAGTGCTGCCGCCGTTGTAACGATTGGCATACCCGAAGACGTGTCCTGCCTTGTTCCGCCGTGACGCAAAGCTGACTTTCGCGCCGTCACTACTGGTGTGCTCGCTATCCGTCAGTCCGATGTCGACCGTGGTTGCGCCGTCGTACAGCCACGCAGTGGTGCCCAATTGGGCGCTGCCGCCGTTGTAGCGCCGGGAGTGTCCGAGGACCTGCCCGGACTCGCTGAGTTGACCGGAAAACTGTTCGAGAGAGCTGTACTTATAGCCGTCGTTACGCGTGTGTTCGGGGCCAGTAAGGCCGATGTCAATCGTAGTCGCGCCGTCGTAGAGCCAGGTGCTGCGGCCAAAATCGGCGCTGCCGCCATCGAAACGAACAGAATATCCGGTGACTTGCCCCGCCTCGTTCATTCGCTCGGCATAGCTGTGTTTGATGCCGTCATTACGGGTGTGTTCGCTACCCGTAAGACCGATGTCGATCGTCGTCGCCCCGTCGTAGATCCAGGCGCTCTGACCGTAGCTGAAAGGCTGGCGGTAGGATCGACCGCTGACCTGACCCGCCTCGTTTAATTCGTCGACCTCGCTGTATTTGTACCCGTAGGTGTGGGTATGTTGGCCGCCTGTGAGACCAATGGCAATCGTAGTAGTGCCATCGTAGAGCCACGCCGTGTTGCTCACATCGAATGTCCCGTCGTAACGCTCAGATTCCCCGGTAACCTGCCCCGACTCATTCAATTCATCGACGGTGCTATGTTTTCGTCCACTGCTGCTTGTGTATTCCGGTCCGTTAAGGCCAAGCTCCAATGTGGTCGCGCCGTCGTAAAGCCAGGCACTCTGGCCTAAAACGGGACTATAGCGAGAGGATGTTCCAGCCACTTGTCCAGCCTGATTCAGTTCGAAGGCACGAACTTGTTGGGCGCCATAAATATCGGTGTGTTCGGCTCCCATTAGGCCGACGACGACCGTAGTCGTGCCATCGTACAACCATGTGTGTTGACCTCGGGGGCTGCCGCCGATGAAGCGAGCGGCAATGCCAAGCAACTGTCCCGCGTTGTTGAATCGGTTGATGCGGTTTAGTTTATAGCCGTCATTTCGAGTGTATTCGATACCGGTTAAACCAACGTTGATGATGGGCTCGCCATTGTAAAGCCAAGCGCTATGGCCCAAGTCAGTTCCCCCTCCGTTGTATCGAGCGGAATGTCCGAACGCCTGCCCAAGATCGTTCAGTTGCAACACTTCACTGGACCTGTAGCCGTCGTCGCGAGTGTGTTCGATATCATCGAAGCCCAGTGGCACGATGTTGTAAAGCGGCGCAGCCAATGCCGCTGACGCGCCACCCAGCGCGAGAAATAGAAAGGTGAAAGCGGGAAAGGTCTTCATTAGGTCCTACTCCCCTCACAGCTCATCACGAACTGCGCAACGTGGTTGCAGCCAGGACAAATGATAAGGCCACTTAAATCAATGACTGTCACTATAGCATCTCGGCAGATTATTCCCACAAGAAACTTTGGCCACCCGTCTTTTTTTCCGACAAGGAGACAAGGAGATGGGGAGACAAGGAGCGTACTCCTGCGAACCGTTCACTATCTGTGTCTCCTTGTCTCCGTGTCTCCCCCTCTCCTTGTCTTTCTTACGCCTGGGAAGGTCGTTGGTGAACCGCCAAATTCTTTTGCTCTTGATCATAATCCAACCCCAGGTGCTGGCTCCACGTTTGCGGCGAGAGGATGCCCTTGTTAAATGCGATGCGATCAACCTTCGCTTCGCGGAGCTGGTCGCGCACGTGGAGCGACGGCGGGATGATCTGAATATCGACGCAATCGCGCACGCCGGCCGGCAGCGCGCCGGCGGCCATGGCATTTTCGACCACGCGCCACATCACGGCGCGATCCTGCTCGATCATGCTCGCCTGCAGCCGCTCGAACATCTTCATGGCCGGCCCTTCGGCCACCATCGTCGAGGCGAAGTTCGCGTTGGAAGCGTCGGACGTAAACATGAACTCGGGCATCACGAGCCGCGCGGCGATGGCCCGCAATTCGGCCTGCAGCACAGCGACAAAACTCGACGCGTCGAGGCCGCGGGCCGGGAAGTCGTATTCCAGGCCGGCGGGCGCATCGAGAATCGTGCCCGGGCCGTACTGCGAAAAATGGCGCGTGCGACCGGTCGGTCCGCCGGAAAGCGTCGCGTCGGCGCCGCCCGCGACAAACTGCTCGATGCCGCTGCGGCTCGCGCCGCGGTGCTTGCGAATGAGAGCGATCGCCGACTGAATCTCGGCCACGATGCTCATGTTCCGCAGCAGCCGTTCGGCCCGCCGCAGGTTCTTGCGCACGGGCATGTACAGTGGCAGGCCGCGCTTCACGTTGACATCGACGTTTGCCCGGCGGTGCTGCACATCGCGGGCCGTCACGAATTCGCCGTCCACAAAGTAGCCCAACACCGTTTCCACATCGTCGCGGTCGGTCTGGATGCCGAAGCTGGCGGCCGGATCGCCGGCCAACTCGGCGGGTGTGACCACTTGATCGGGCTCGATGAATCGGACGCGCGTCGTGCCGTCCGGGTCGGTGAAAAACCGCAAAAATGCTTCGCCGTCGCGATCAACGCGGCGGACAATTTCCTGCTGGCGCGATTGCCAGCGGTTCTCGCGCTGGAAGTCCTCGATGACTTTTTGCACCTGCATGGCGACGTCGGTCGGGAGGTCCATGCCTTTGCAAACGGCGGCCCGGTAGCTGTGGCCGTGGCCGACGATGTAGCTGATGCGGTTTTCATGGCCGTTGATGGCGAATTCATTGGAGGCCGCCAGACGGCGGCACTGGCCGCGCAGGTCGCGGAGCGTTTGGTCGGTGACCGGCCCGCCACCGTGCGGCGATGTGCCGCCAACGTTGCCCACCGGCAGCCACCAGCCGCCATCGGCATCGGCATACGCATCGCGCGGATCGACGAAGTCGTCCCACAGGGCGTCGAAGGCTTCGATTAGGCGGGTTTCCCAGTGATCGGAAGTAGCATTGCCATTTACGATTGTTTGCGTGTGCATGTTTCGTCTCCTATGTTTCGCGTTATCTCGTTCCCACGCGGAGCGTCTCGTTCCCATGCTCTGCGTGGGAACTTACTTGGCTGCCGCTCTGCGGCAATTTGCGCTTAGCGACGCTGAGCGTCGCGGTCTTGCGTTCCCACGCGGAGCGCGGGAACAAGTTGATCATCCCACCGGCAATCGATCTCCCAATCCGTCGTCGTGATTCCGCCCCTGCCAGAGGTCCTCCGCGAGGCGCAGCGCCATTTCCAGCGCGTCTGGCCCATCGTCGTGTGCGCCGGCCGGGAAATCGCGTAGCTGATCGACGAGCAGCCTGGTCGAAGCCGAGCGAGCCAGAAAT